AAGAGCGCATCTATTTACAGACAGGCTGTTACGTATCGGACATTGAGGACGGTAACAGTTGGTCTAGCCGTAGAGGATTTGGAGTACCTGCTATGGGAGGCTATTGGCTCAGGCTATACAACGATAGCCTGACTGATAATACTGTGAATGTACAGTACCAAGCGATACCGACTGACTAGTGAATCGTAAGGACCTGAAACGTAAGCTGTTTGACGAGCGTGACCGTTGCGACTGGTGTGGTCACTGGTTGAATAACGAAGGTGATATGCATGAATGGCTTCTTAAACGTAGTGCAGTCCCTAAGAGTAAGAAGAAGAAAATATTTGATGAGCGTAACTGTTCGTTGCTACACCACAGTTGCCACATGGAGTTTGGTCAGACAACAGCAATGAAAGAAAGGTTAGCTCCGATCTTTGTGTCACGCTATGGCAAGGAAAGTATGTTGAACTTTATTGACTCCTTATCTTTAAGATCTCCCCGGGAATATGTTGCTCTAATAGAATCTATTTAGACTGTTCTAGGGTATACTATTAGCATCATCCGTTGGGGTTGAGCCAAGCGGATGACAAACGACTCTAGATAATAAATATATAGCAAACTGTACCGTCTCGCTCAACCCCACTTATGAAAAGTCCCTAATTTTTAATGCGTCTTATTGTTTTATGTGGTAAAATATGAACATGAATAATCAACATGTTCAAACAGAGTCGGACGAGAAGGTGACAGCTTCGTGGGTAGTCAATCGAGGTCTTCGTGAAATGATTGCTCAACGTGCAAAGGTAGAGGATAGATCAGAGTCCTCATTGATTAGACAAATCCTACGAGAACACTTCTCTCATTACAGATACCAGTCTGGACCAGTTGCATACCCATATATGCAACCTGCTCAGAAGGTATAAACAACAACCTACACTAATAGGAGGAAAGATTTATGAACAATAAGTCAGATGTTGGCTTTGTTGCTCGAGCCCTAAAGGGCACAGCAAGTATAGCCGATCCAATGTCAGAAACATGGGAAGCAAATCTTCCTGTGTCATCAGTATATCTCTGGACACATAATGGTAAGCCGGAGTTCAAAGAGGGAGTACCTCGTTACGGTGGCTTTGCCGCCTCATCCGAGGCTGTAGATGAATTGTTATCTACTAATGATCTGATTGTTCCTACTGAATGGGAGCTCACAGATTTACATGGGAGAGAGGGTGCATATGGGGCATACCTCACTCGGAAAGTTGCAGTAGCACCGATAGGGTTCAGGTTACGCTGGCTGGACCAGACAGGTGGATATCAAACACAGTTTGATAGAGAGAATGGGTTCACACGCCGACATGTACAGGTACTAGCCGGTCTAGGCCACATGAATAAAGGCACTCCAAAGTTTGCTGGGTATTGTGTGCTCACCGCTAAAGGATATCAAGCGGGTAATCTCATGGATTCACTTCGTGACTTTTATAATGCCATTGGTCCTGCTCGAAGGGCTGCTGGCGCAGACAATGGTATAGCTCAGTGTGCTTTCTGGCATAGCATTGGTACTTTTAGTGACGAGCCAGAGTACGACCAGGTAGGGTCATCCGCAAAGAGTGTCATCACACCACTGCGACCACATCCTTACTATTTTGGTGGCGAGGATGTCACAGAGGAACGTCTTAGGACTCTCTTTGTAGGGCGTGAGAACTACGAGAATTTTACTAACACTGCTGAAGGTGCAGAGGAATGGCTAAAAGCATGGAATAAAGGATCTGATGATATAGATACTCCTATATTAGAAGAGCCAGTATTTGCTACTGCAGAAGAGTCTATCAACACATTGTTCTAGTGGTGCCTGAAACTACTGACCAATACATCGAGGATGTTGGGGGGCGTAAGTACTTTACTATGCTTCCTAATCTCCTTGATGATGTTGGATTATCCCCCTATGCCTTTCGTTTATTAGTACATTATTACAGAGTATGTGGTGGCAACAGCACTTGCTATGAAGGTGTGCGTACTACAGCTAAACGTACCTGTATGAGTGTAGGTAAGGTGAGTGAAAGCAGAAGGGAGTTGGAACAAGATGGTTGGATAAAGTTACGAGCAGAACAATTCGAGAATAGGCCTGCACCCACGTTAGTTGTAAGCATACAAGATCGCTGGAAAGAGAACATGGAGCAGTACGAGAATGGCTCTCCCTCAGTCAAGGCTAAAGCTAAGAAAAAAAAAGCAAAGCCCAAAGCCACCGACGCAGAGCAGTCAATCAAAAATCGTACAGTTGGTATCAAAGATGCTTACGTGGAATTATTGGGATATGGCCCCAAATGGTATCAAGGAGAAGGTAAAGCTGCACGTCAGATTGCAGAGAAGTATAGTGTATCGCAATTCAGACAAGCTTATACGTACTATAAGAGTCAGAAGTTTTGGCAAGACAAGAAGCTGAGTTTAAGATTTTTGTTACAGCAAATGCCAGAATGGGAGAGGAATAATGATAGAGAAAAAGCAGGACATAGTACCTCGTCAGATATTGGTGACTTCCTTGCCGGAGTTACCGGTTGACTTTAGTGTCTTCGATAGTTTCGATGTAACATGGCATCCCAAATGCCAAAAAGCGAAGGCCAAAGTATACGCATGGATTGAATCTCTTATAGAAGGAGAGCCAGGGGGGATTGTGTTATGGAGTAAGAACTATGGCTGTGGTAAGACACACCTAGCCAAAGCTGCATACAGGGCTTTAGGTGCTGTACCTACCCCGCCTTATGGTTTCAGGAAATTTGGAGAGTTTATAACCTCCGAGGATTTTTTCCAGTCGATACGAGACAGTTATGCACATGGATCCCCGACTCAATTGTTCAAAGATTGGGAACAGTCTCCTTATTTGATAATGGATGACTTTGGAAAAGAGTACGCTGCTAATATGGAGTGGGCTCGAGAACAATTCTATAAGCTAATCAATCGTATTCACGAACACAAAAGTTTTTTGTTGACTAGCAATCTCACACCGGCTGAGTTAGGAGAGCGGATAGGTGGAGCTTCTATGTCTAGACTAATTGGTATGTGCGGACAAGATGGTTTCGTAGATATGTCGGACATACCTGACTATAGGGTTAAAAATCATGGGAAAAATAGAAGAGTTGGGACGCAAGCGACAACGGTCTCACGGAAAGCAGGGAACACACCGCCTTTTTAAAGATCCCAATGCTGAGAATATCGTTGGGATAGCTGGCGAATTTGCATTCGCAAATGAGTTTGGTTTTACTATAGATGAAGATGACCTATGGCAACGGCCTTGGGGTGATGGTGGAGTAGACTTTGAACTGGCTAATGGGCTCACTATAGATGTAAAGTGTGCTCGTAAGCCAGTTTTTCTTTTAGTAAAAGAAACTGATATAGAACAGGTAGCTGATGTCCTAGTGCTAGGTAGATTCATTGATGTGGATACCATCAAGTGGGTTGGCTGGACACTTGGCAAGGTAATGAGGCATGCTGTTATGAAGGATTTCGGATACGGTATCCGAAGCTATGCGTTGCCAGCCGAGGATCTAACATCAATGGATAGATTGAAACTATTCTTAGAAAAGAATGGGCACTACGATAGTGAGCTTGACTCAGGAGATATATGGTTATGAATAATGAAGCATTGACATTGACACCATCACAACTAATACCAGAGACTTACCTTGAGCTATTGCAACAGGTCAGGGGCTTAGGAGATGTAGAGTTCTGGTCCATTGGGGACATCGCTACTTCATTGGAAGATGAAGCATCCGATAACCCTAAGAAAAAGAGGGCAGTACGGCAGGCTATCGCAGATGTCAGTGGTGTGTTGCCAGACACAGTGCTAAGGTACAAGAATTGCGCAGAGTTTTTTCCAGTGCAGGTACGTGAAGAATATGTTACTCTTACTAGGTATCATTTCAGAGCAGCACGTTCTGCAGGTAGTTTAGATGCCGCAAAATCGTGGTTGACAAAAGCGGTAGAGAGCGCAGATAATTATGGAGGAGTACCTATGCCAGTGAGAACACTGATCGGGCTTATAGCTGACGCAAGAGACCGTAAAGACAAAGTGAAGTCTCAAAAGCGGCAGTTAGCTAACAATATAAAGCGTGCTGAGTCAGCTTTAGATAGAGCTATTAGTTTGTCAAGTCAACTAGAGCTGCCTAAAGGGTTACGTGATTCATTATTCGCTGCCTTAGCAGCAGTACAAGATGTATCGGCTGAATGGAATGAGCAAAAGTAAACTAGAAGACGAACTATCACAGCAGCTAAAGCTACTCAAAGTTAAGAAGCCTGAAAGAGAGTATCGCTTTAGTAATGCTAGAAGATTTAGGTTTGATTTTGCATGGCCTGAAGAGAAGGTGGCATGTGAGGTACAAGGAGGGGTGTGGGTAGGAGGCAGGCATAATCGTGGCAAAGGCTATGAGAATGACTGTGATAAACTAAATCTAAGCCAGCTTGAAGGATGGCTTTTACTATATGTCACCACCACTCACATCGCAAGGGGTGATGCCGCAGAACTAATTCGTAAAGCACTCAAGGTACGCAAGCTACAACCCCCATACTATAATGATAGTGATGTAGTATAATTGGATCACATAATTCGGAGGATTATAAGATGAAGAATGGCTGGAAGACAACTGAGTTTTGGGTCTCTGTAAGTGCTCTGGTAGCAGGAGTGATTGCTTCTACTCAGGGCTTTCTACCCCCAGAGGCCGCCGCTTGGGCAGGAGCTATAATTGCAGGGCTTTACGCATTTAGTCGAGGTCTTGCTAAACAAGGACAATAGTTATATAATAATAGCTATCACCTCCTTGGTAGCGGAGAGATTACAGGTTTTTCTCCTTTCCTCCTGAATTTCTCCAATCAGTAACAGGGGAGGCTACTTTCGTAGCCTCCCCCTTTTTTTATTCCACTATTATTACGTCTACCAGAAATGCCCCTGCTGGACTCCAACTGTCTCGTACTATTCGTCCCCCCCTTATCCAGGGTGGCTCTCTCTGCAAGAGATCCAATCGAAAACTGCCATCGTCCAGTCGGTGGATGAGCCCTCCACGATCTATACACAAAAAAGTATTTTTGAGCTCAGGGATATAGAATTTCGTACCAAGCGGGAACTCACTAGGACAGGCGAGTGTAGCATATTTCTCGTGCCACCATTCCCAA